CAAATTCTTAAAGTTCTTAAACTCATAAGGTGTTTTATAAGCTAATCGTTTATTAGATGTATCATTGATAGCATCTAGTATGGTTGATCGATCAGTTGCACCTGTAATGGTGTAAGTAAAGTCATCATCTGCCGTGTTAAAGGTTACATCACTCCGCAAAGCAGTCCAATTGACCGCATTTTCAATATAACGCTTTGATTGATTAACTAACTCACCAATCAACGCAGAGTATGTATTCTGAGATACAGAGGTTACCTCTGACTCTCTCAATCGCCTCATAACGGCATTAACTAGCTGTAAATATGTCATCGTCTCAATCCTGTAAATAAACCTCTTGGCGTATACACAAATGGTAACATCTGTGTTGGTACAACATCTTGTATTGTTGATTTTGACATATAATCACCAAACAATGATTCTGTTTGTGAGGGTTGTCCAAATAAACCTTGCTGCTGACCTTGCTGCTGTCCCTGACCTTCTCCTTCACCATCGCCTTCACCAGAACCATCGCCTGATCCCGTGCCAGATCCTGTCCCCGTGCCTGTGCCACTACCTGTTCCTGTGCCTGTTCCTGTGCTTGTATCTGTGCCTTCTCCTAACCCCTGACCTTGTTCGCCACCTGCATCCTCTGTTCCTGAAGCACCTTGACCATTAGTGCCTTGACCATTTGTTTGACCACCATTAAGAGAAGAATCACCACCTGTTAATAAACCTTCTCCATTATCTGTCGATGCTGTTGTAGATGTTGTTGTCGTTGATGTATCAGTCGTAGTATCTGTAGAGTCTGTAGTATCGGTAGCATCAGTGGTATCTGTCGTATCCGTGGTATCTGTAGTATCGGTTGTGTCCGTTGTAGTAGACGTTGTTGTGTCCGTTGATGCATCAGTAGTCTCCGATGTTGTAACACCATCCATACTGCCATCATTAAATAACTCTGGAACTTCTCCAACTCTTGATGGATCATTTGGCGCAGCATCTGCATTATCTCCTACACCATCATTGTCCGAATCAACCTGTTCGTTTGGATCATCAGGAAACGCATCGTTTCTATCTAAGACACCATCTTTATCCCTATCACCTACAAAGGGGTCTTGATCAAACAATGTTGGCACATTATTAGGATCATTTGGCAAATCATCACTATTATCACCTATACCATCATTGTCTGTGTCAATAGTTTCATTTGAATCATTAGGAAACGCATCAGCATTGTTACCAACGCCATCACCATCAGTATCTACTTGCTCAGATGGATCATTTGGAAATGCATCCTCTGTATCTATAATTCCATCATTATCCGTGTCTAACAAAACATCTAATGGATCTGCACCACTAGGATCGTCTCCAAGAGTGTCAATAAGAAAAGTGTCAAAATCAAATTGATCCCCAGACCCCAAAGATGGATCAATCGCTGGATCTTCTTCGACATCTGGGTCTTTTGCATCACCTTCTCCTGCTACCCTTGAGTCCCCACCCTCAATTGCAGGATCTGGCATTGTTTTGGGATCTTGAATTACAACAACACTGTCATTGTCCCAATCAACTTCATAAATTAATCCAGTTTCACGAGACTTATCTAAATGCTCCACCCTATGAACGCCTGATTCTCCCCAAGTATCCAAATCACCTGTAATTACAACTATTTCAGCATCCAGAGCAGCATCAATTGTCCCTCGTCTATCATCAATACGAAAATCTGGCTCGCCATCACCGTCAATATCAAAATCCCTGCCTGGATAGGTTCCTCCTGTATAAACAGGCGTTCCTCCAATATCACTCCCTTGATTATCCGTTCCTTCATTTTGCCCTTGTTGATTAGTTGTATCACTGGTGCTGCGCGAAGGATCGTTAGGAAATGCATCCTGTGAATCTGGCACACCATCACCGTCACTATCTACAGTTTGACTTGTAGAGGGTGGTTCATAGTTACTATTGGGAACTGTTCTAGGGCCATTTGGCGTTTGTACTGTTACAGTTGGATCTGTGGTATTAGGCGAACCATCTGCGTTTTCAGCAGGTATACCCGTTGTGGCTTGAGTGCCACCACCACCACCTCCTGCATCAACCGCTTCTTCTGTTTGTTCAGGCAAAACAGGTGGTGCTATGTTGGGATCGTCAAAAGGCGGTGGTTCATAACCAGGCCCTTGATCAATTTGCCCTACTATGTCCTCAACATCAACACTTACGCCATCAGGTGCTTTAGCAATAATCGGATTACCATCACTATCAAGAATAGTTATTACAGGTTCAATTGACCGCCCATCAGGATCTGGCTCAAATGCATCTTTAAATCCTGACAATGCACCTACAATACCACCACCACTTATCTGATCAGACGACAAACCAACGGAAGCAAATACCACTTGAGGAATCATTCCTGACAAACTAGCAACGGCTGATGCCAATCCTAATATTCTTTGACCAAAACTTATCTCTGGAGCTTCTGGTACTTCAATCTTCAAAAGTGAATAACTGCCAATAGGTGCATCACCACCCGTAATATCGACATATAATGTTTGGTCAATAACTTTATCTTGAGTTATTTCACCTTTATGCGTCTTTTGTAATTGACTGTACTTTGATTCAGGCAGCTTCATGTAAAGCTGTGACTCATCATAATCAAACGGAAAGTCTTTAAGGTTAATACTTTCTTTCAATTCACGAGATAACGGAATGCCCTTCTCATTCAGTTTATTTATAAAATCCTGATAATAAACGTCATGTTGTGTCCAATCGCTTTGCGCCCTTTCTATACCAGCTTCATTATCACGCCAATTAGCGGCTGCATTTGCTGCTTGACGAATACCTTTTCCTGTCATCAATGAGGCTTGCGTCCTTCCCTGCAAAGAACTTATCTCATTACCAAATGGTGTTTGACCTTCAATTCTTGGCGCACCAGCGTCCTGCCAATCGTCCCATATCTGATTTGCATCATTAAATCGCTGCTCAGTATCAGGATCATCCATGTAGTTTTCAAACCACGCCCTCATACTAAAATCATCGCCTAAATCATAATCATCTAACGTGTAGTTACTGTTACGATCTAGCAAACCTTGATCCCACTGAAATCCTTGAGTATCCGTAGGAGGAGGCGCACCTTGTGTAAGCGTTGTGCCTATTGCTTCAGATACTGATCCACCTGTCCGTTCTACCTGACTTGGATCACCTGTCATCATGCCACCAGATGTAATTGGCGCACCTTCAGGAACATTATCAGGGGTTGTATTTAAAGTTTGAAAGGTTGTAGGCGTTCTAGTGTTTGGTAAAGGTTGTGCTTGATTCGGTATTACATAATCATCAGCCGACCTATTGCGTGGATCAGGTATTGGCTCCCATGCCTCTCTGAAACCAAGACCTGCACCAAATGGACTAACAGATAACTTAGCTCTGTAGAATGTACCAAACCGATCTACAACATCTCCAGGTTCATACGCATTTGCACGACTGTAGACAGTTGCATTAAAAGGTACGGTATCCGTAGCTGCTGGTAATACACCATACAACTCTTTAGACAATAATCCCTTGACGGGTGTAAATGTGTTAAGACTCATTAGCCTTTTGCCGTTGCATTAACAACCTCCATTACTGCCATCAATGTACTGGCTAAACTGCTTATTGCTACACCCATCCACTTTAACCATTTTTGCACCTGATGCCAAACATCCTGCTCTTTCTGTTTTAACGCTCTAGCTTCTGCTGCCCTTACTTTCTTACATTGAGCCTGAAACTTTAACCAATCATCGTAGAGTCCTGCCCTACCACTATAAATCATCCACTCCCGAATCCACTCTTCTTGCTTGCGGAGCTTCTCTAACTCAAAAAAGTTTTGTAATTCACTTTTCTTTTTACTTCTTTTATTACTGCGTCTTGCAATAATGCTCTTACAGTTAAAGTAAGTGGCACAGCTATCACTTACATCATAAAACTCTCGACCATTCTGCAATGCAGATTTAATGGTAGCAAATGCTTTATTAGCCTGTTGTATTTCTTCAAGCACACTATCGTCTACTCATGAACGCTGTAGCACCAAAGTAAGCAGCAACAATAGATGCCTGTGCTATGTAAAACAAACCCAGTAAATCAGACAATGCCTCTACCCTTTTATCTGGCATCATAGGTAACATTAAGAAAATAGAAAATATAATCATAGACAACATGGCTATCCATGCCATCTGCTTCTGAGAGTCTGCCTTCTCTTCTCTCAACTCTAGCTCAGTCATTTCCTGATGCCGACTTATCTCATCATCTGTTACCGTACCATCACCATCTAGATCATACTTTTCATACTTGGACTTTCTTTGTAATTTTTTATTTGCCATAGTATTCAACCGCCAAACCTTCTTTTAAAAGCATCTCACAAATATTTACACCATCACTGCTCCTAAATGGTGTAGCCAATATCCGACCATACTTGCCCTTACCATGAGATAAAATCTCTAACGTGTCCTCACACAACTCCTGCACTCTCTCTTTAGCAATCAGACCTCGTCTTTTCTCTTCTAAGTCCCTTGTTCTTGTTTCTGGAGTGTTTATACCATAAAGCCTTAATCGTTGATTAGAGAGCGTAATACCGAACCCCAGATCAATGTCTACATCAATTGTGTCTCCATCAACAACTTTTAAGAGCTTGCACTTGTAATAATAAGGCTTCATAACTTCTGTGTCTTAAACTTCCAGTCAATACACGTTGTACTTACAACATACTCTTCTTTTTCTGCCCACTCTCGTCCGTTTTCTTTTTCCGTCTTCGTTAGATAATTGATACAATCAATGTGATTGTCAAATGTACCAGCATATATTGTTGTCTTACACACTGTGGTGCTTTCATCCATCATGCATATCAACAAAACAGCACTAAATAACTCAATCATTTGTTTAATTCAGCACTAATATTGATGTACGCCTCATTCTTATCTGGTGTTGACTTATCATCTGCAACATACCGACCCTTTTTATCTCTAGCCCGTATCTGCTTAAATTCTCTGTTAAAAAACAACTTCAAATGTTGATCATATAACCACTTAATCATTTCTCTCTCGACACTCCTCTTACCTTCTCCACAGACCGCATAGCACCTAACCCCAACATACCCATCAATACTGGCATCATGGTACTGGTATCAATTAAAGGAATCGTTACACCAGACTCTGCTAACGCTAAACCAAAATTAGCCATTGGTATTACAATAAAGTTGCTTGCCATTCCAAGCACACACACCCAACCCACAGCAGGTCTCCATCCAGCAACAAACATTGACTGACTTGCTGCCTCAACCTTATTGACTTCTAACTGACCTTTTGCCAATTCCTGTGCGTGGCGTTCGGCCATCGTGCTAATTTCATGGGCCAAAGCATTCTTCGTATCTTTGTCTTCAATAAACTTATCTAACAATCCTGCTACTGGCCCAATCAATGCTTGAAGCATAAGTCCTCCAAAATAAAAAAGGCAATGGGATAACCCACTGCCCTTCTCATAGTGTGTAAAATGCTCATCCTAATCCTTAAATAGAGGCTTTAAGCCCCTAATATTAAAGGACTAAAACAAAGCCAGTTTCAGAACGTAATGGCTCGATACCATACAGACGATCTGCTGTAAGGAGTGTTGCCAAATACTCTTGCTTGTACTGAGTCTGAGTCCTAACACCAACTTGCTCAACCAATACCATAGTATCCGTATGAGCAAAGATAGCACCTTGAACATCGACAGAGCTTGCTGAGTTATCACCAGCAGCTTCTACAGTCGCACAATTGTTTGAAACATATACATCGATACCATAAAGGTTACCGATCTGACCATTTTGTACCGTCTGACCTCCAACAAAGTCTGACGAGGTATAACGATCAATGCCCATGATGGAGTTCCTTGCGGAGGGGGGTACAACAAGGAAACGTCCATCCATAGGCGTACTTGCTTCATCCATTTTCTGAATCAAAGCTCTAAAGCCAGCATCAGTAAATACATCAGTACCACCGATAACTGTGTCAACAGCATAAGCTGTCAGACCATTAGACGCATCAATAAAGTATGAATTGCTGTGAACGTAGTCAGTAGCACTTGCATTACCCTGATCACCAAAGTTTTGACCGAGAGCGTGTAACGCACTGTCAACCTGGAGTGCAAGCGAATACCCTGCATCAGCCGTATAGAACTGACGCAAGCTACCAAGAGCTTGTACTTCAGCAATATCATCAATCAAACGTGAATACTCATAGTGCTGATTGATTGCTACCTGTACTTCAGTAGACGTACCATGAAGAATGTTGACCAAAGCACCTTCAGTCTTTGAACTGGCTGCACCACGGTCAGGTGATGGGATATGAATAACATCTCCCTTTTGTCCTTCCATTGACATCTTCTTTACAAGGTTAGCCAATACAAGGTTTTTCTCGTATGCAGCTACAATCTCATCCGACCAAATTTCTGGGATGAATGTTGCTGCTTCTGTAGCACTAATTGCTTTTGCCGCTGTGCCAAACGCGCCACTACTAGACGTGACATATGATGGTTGTGTTGCCATGATATTACTCCATTATCTTCTGACTCGACCCTCCGCATAAGCCTTTAATATTTCATCATTTAAAGCTGTATACATTTTAGGATCATTCTTTCTCATTTCATCAAGTTTGAGTTTATGGAAAGTTTGTTTAGAGCTTGGCGTAGTCGAACCACGGGTGTTACCTGTTGATGCTGCCTTTACCTGCTGTTTCCTGCCATTAGTGACTGTTTGCGCCACAGACTGCTGACGCTCCTTCCACAATGACATCAACTCAGAGGCTCTCTCAAAGTCGTAGTTCTGATCCGCGTTTCTAAAATCCCTTTGCCGTACTGGTGAAGCAGCAATCCATTCCTGAAATCGTGCATCAGCAACAATGTCTTTAGTATCTGGGTGCGTCTGCATTAACTGCTGATGCGCCTGTTGATGCCTCAAACTCTGTTGCGTCTTCTCTGCTTCAACAACTTTTGGATGCCTATCAATTAACTGCTCTACTGCCTTTTCAGGATCAGCGAAGAAATCAATCTCCTGCTTAGGCTCTTCCGTTTTGACCTCTGCCGTCTGGTTTTGAATGTATGAGTCTACAACTTTCTTTAACTCACCGTACTCTGCACCCTGTTTACCAAATGCTCTCTCAACATCTTGGTGCATCGCTATTAGTTCAGCCGTCGATTTATCCCTGTATTTAGCAGGGATCTCCGGCTCTTGCTGCTCAACCATCATTTCCTGCTGCTCCATTTCCTCAACAGGTGTTGCCTCTGGCGTGTCAATAAGTTTTGTACCCATTTTTACTCCGTCTTAAAAAAGATTATGGATGTGGGTTATCAGGGCTTCGTAAAGTTATCCTGTCTTTCGTTCTTCTGCTATTTTCACTTGCCTCCACTTTGCCCAGTTCTTCGTGGCCTTGGGGAAGTCACCGGAGATCGGGTCAAGCGAAAAGTTTATGCTGCTTATAATCCTAAATGCTTGATTGGTACATTCTGGACAATTAACTTGATGAATAGAGTTATCCACAAGTCTTTCCACAATATGACCTTTCTGACACTTAAAATCATATAACGGCATATCAAATCTCAAGAAAATTGAACGAATTATCTTCTTGAGGTGTCTCAAGATTACCTTCTATACCAAGAATCTCTATTATTTTAGCAACTTTTCCTTTTCTAAAACAAAGATCATCTTGACTGTGAATCGCCTCGATATTGTTCAAAAACCTCTGCTCTTGTACTAACTTTTGCTTGAGAACCTTCCAGCCCTCAGTCAAAAACATAGTACGCAAAGCATCGCGCTCTTTCTCAATTCTTAGTGACTCTTCTGTAACCATCTGTTTACCCTTTCGGACAGATGTTGCATTTTAACATCAAGAAAGTATCGTAAGTCAATACTTGTTTCGTTTAATCTTTTTAGGCTTAGTCATAGCCTTTTTCTTTTTCCTCATGCCCCCAGGCATAACTCCTCCTATTTGCGTCTTCGCTTTCTGTGTAATTTAATATTGTCTTTCTTTTTAATACGTTTGGTTGGCCTAGCCATGTCATCACCATTTCGTTTTATGTGACCAGTATCGAGCACTAAAAAAATCAGGCTTGGCATCTTGTGCATTGTGCCTAGCGTAATATGATTTCCTTCGTGCCTTATCCTTTTTACTCTTAGGGTTTTTACCAGCACCCGTCACACCCTGCTGACCAAACCTAATTAACTTCATCTCATGTCCACGCTCTGCTAATACAACGTGTGACTTCGTAGCATGGCTCGGTGTCTTTTTTGGTTTATTAGTACCAGATAACCCATGCTTCTTTAATAATGCTTTCTTTCTATCTGCGTGAGCCACATCAAGCCTTTCGTGTTTTTGTCTTTTTAGTCTTTGCCTTTGCTATGAGATCAGAGTCTGCTTTTCTAGCACCACCCTTACCTGTTGCGAAACTTCTTACCCGACCAGCAGCCCATTGATGTGCTGATACTCCAGGTCTAGAGCCAGAACTGTAATATGCCCCTAAACCTCTCTGATAAACCTTTGCCAGCTTTGCCCTTGAGAAACCGCTAGACTTAGCGTATTTATCAAGCACTGCGGCTTTTGCGCTTTTTTTTGCCACTCGCAACCCTCTGCTTGCTAATTTCGTCCATTTCTTTCTTCGTTAACTTACCTTCTTTGTACTTTTTCCTAGTGCGCTTTATCTCTGCAATTGTTTTTTTAGGATTCTTAGATCCTGCTACATACTTTTTAGGAATCTTTGGCATTAAGTGCGCTTCCTTGCCTTCTTCTTTGCAGTCTCAGAAAGATCCTTGAAGTGAAATAACT